TCCGTGGTTAGCAGTCGGTGGAACAGTTGGTGCATTAGGAGTTAGCGGAGTTCTAGCACCAGCCATGGCCGTAGCAGGCGGAATGGCTGCTTCAATTACAGCAATTGGCATGGAAGCCGGATTAATGGCCGGAGCCGCTGGTATGTATGCCGCACCTAGTATACTGCAAACAATTAAAGATTTGTTTGCCGCTGATGAAAACAGTATTCAAGCAGGTATTAAAAAGTGGGTGGAAAAACACGTAGGTGACGAAGCCGATGTGCAAGAGTTTTTACTAACTCATGCCAAAGCCGCATATGAAAGTAAATCCGATTTTCGTTGGAGAGCCAAAGATTGGCCTGTTAAATTAAGTAGAGATCAAGCAGAAGCACATTTAGAAAAGAATGATAAGTACTGGTTGGATACAGAAAAACAAAAAGTAAAAGATGCTGAAACGGCTAAGTCTGAAAAACCAGATACAATTCCTGATCCACAAAAATCTACATCGACACAAACTGCTCCAAGGCAACCTGCAGAGTCTATTGCTTATTTTAGAAATCTAGTTTCTGAGATGGATGCTCCTGCATCCGGAGATAAAGAGATGAGTAAAGAAGAATGGGACTCTAAGTTTAAAAACAATCCAGAAGTAAAGATTATTAACCCATTGCGTATGATGCCAAAAGACGGTTCTTATTTTAATCTTGCTACACAAAATGGACAAGCAGTCGGAGTATCTAAAGGATCTATGCTTGGGCGTAGTGCGTTCGGCCCAGAACTTCATGCAGTATTTGCCGCGCCTAAGACAGTTGATCAAGTGTTAAAAGATCTTAATCTTGAAAAGTTCGGTGGCTCTAGTACTGCATTAATTCCATCTGCACCTACAAGAACTGAAAGACCGCAGCCTACACAAAAACCAGAACCTGGTAGAGTGCTTAGACAACCAATGGCGTTAAGAAAATGAAACAACTAGTCGCACTATCTTTAGTAGTCTTACTTACCGGTTGTGCTTCTGTAAAAAATTGGGTTCCTAGTTTTAGCGATCCAAATCAATCCGCACGTATTATCGATGTGCGTCAAAGTGTAGCACAATTGGATTGCAAACAAACACACGCACCACAAGTAAAAAAAATCAAAGACAACTTAGACTGGTTTCAACTTTACAGCGACAGCAAAGGTTGGAGACAAAATGATGTTCTTAAATTAGTTAAGCCTATGCAGGAAACTGTAGATGACTTTTATAAACGTAGTGTTGAAAAGCAGGGTAGCGAAACCTACTGCGAAATTAAAAAGAAAGTAATGACTACCCAAGCAGAAAAAGCCGCTAGTGCTATATTGGGGAGATTCTAATGATTGAACAGTTACAACAATTGACGCAGTGTGACCGCCCGTGGGCCGCTGAAAGAGCCTCTATGGCATTACAGATGTGCGAATCCTTCCAACAAGGACAGATCAGCAACGACGAGTTTAAAGAACTAATGTTAGACCTAGTTAGAACAGACAAGTTAGAAAGCGAAGCCGATGACATACATTTAAAAACTATGTTAGTCTCGGCAATATATGCAGTAGCACAAGTTGCATAATATTCATGTATGAGAGTATGGAGTTTTGGTTGTAGTTTCACACACTACTTTTACCCCACTTGGGCTGACATACTAATTCACAGTGCAGAACAGCAAGGCTACCTAGGAGAAAACTGGGGCAGTTGCGGCAAAGGTAATTTATACATTGCCAACAAAATTCAAGAATGTCATGCAAGAAATACTCTAGGCAAAGATGATTGGGTCTTTGTATGCTGGAGCAACTACTTCAGAGAAGACAGTCATACAGACAAATTAGGATGGCACACGCCACGATTTGTCTTTCAACAAACACAATACAAAGACGGTACAGTAAACGGGTTTGGATCCGCAAAGTATTATGCTATGCGAGATCAAGCACTAGTGCAGTCTACTCGTTTAAGTCTGCAAGCACTGGGTGTAAATCAATATCATTTTAGTATTTTACCCATGAGCGGTGGTGATCGTGGTGTAGATAAAGTCAGTGCTGTGTATAACCTAGAATTCGATGGGCCGTCAATGATGGAAAGTCTTGGTCTAATGCTACAAGACGATGACGTCAAGCGTAATCGCATACGCAGTTTCCCTCCCGAAAATCCCACGGATACGCTAGAAGAATGGCATCCACTGCCACACGAACACTTAGAATACATTGAAAAGTACATACAGCCTAAAGTAAATTGGCTAAATACTGGAGTAACAGAAAATACAAAACTTTTTGTAGATTCTTGGAAGAACAAATTGTACACTATGCCACAGCCCATTGACTTAGGTGCTACTGGCTGGTCTACTAAGAAAAATAGAGAATGGTTATAATATGGATGATCTAAGAAAAGCACTTAAAATTGCATTTGCCAGCGAATTTTCATTTTATTTAAAGGCACACTATTTTCACTGGAATGTGGAAGGAATGTTCTTTGAACAGTTCCACGCATTATTTGGAAGAATCTACGAAGAAGTTTATGGTAGCATTGACGACTTTGCAGAAAATATTCGCAAGACTGGTGCATATACACCTGGCAGTTTTGAAAGACTATCCATGCTATCTAGAATTGAAGATGAAACTGATGTACCTAGTGCAGAAGATATGACTAGAGAATTATTAGAAGATTCTGAAAAGATGGCCAATATACTTAAATTAGTATTTGATTTATCCGAGCGTGAACACGAACACGGTTTGTCAGATTTTATTGCCGCTCGTTTAGACGCACACAGGAAACATTCATGGATGCTGAGAGCAACTCTAAAATAATTACACTGGGAGATTATATTCGCAGTGTTGCTGAAAAAGAAAAACGTCAGCAACAGCCGAACGTTGATCTCAACACATATCCAGTTTATCCCGAAGACGATGGTTATGACACTCCAAAAAATCCTTACGGCAATCATTGAAACATTAGCAAGGTTTGGCTGCGGACTAGCAGGCTTGCCTTACGACCCTGACACACCTTAGGACCGGTACTCGTTACCGTAAGTGTGCGCCGGCTGCTGGCGCGAAGAAAGCGATTCGCTACCGTAGACTTCGAAAGTGAGCATTTTTTACGGCTAAATAATTGTCAGGAGGACACAACCATGAAACAGAAAAAACTTTTAGTTGAACTGTACAAGGCTTGCGTCGACCACGATGCCAAAAAGATTGCGGAACTTAAACAAAAAGAATTCCGCAAGATTGCGAAACACAGGGCCGAAGGCAAACCGTTTACACACAAATGGACTTTGGTACAGATTTAACACAGAGATAAAAAAGCCCCTTCCGGGGCTTTTTTTTAGGTGTTTATAAAAGTTTTTCTATTACGACAAGGTTATTATCGTACGGAGCCGATCCCGATCCAGTTAATATTTGAATTCTATAGGCTACTTGTAACGAATCTATTTTTATTAGAGCATCTACTTTATCGCCTACAGCGTTTAACGTAGTATTAGGAAAATTAATAAACGATGTTGTAAGAGATGTGGAGCCATTACCTGTACCTGTAGCACCGCCATTAACAACAATATTATAGTGTGCGGTTAAACTACTGGTAGCCCGTATCTGGACATAACAGCCGCTGGAATTTGTAATCCTAATACCAATAACTCCAAATGTGACTTCTACATCCTGATCTGCCAACGATGATACTTTCTGATCGCCAATTAACGCAACCCCACCAGGAGTAACTCCGTCGTGTATGTATAAACTATTAGTAGTTAAATCAACAGCAAGAGCACCGTCTCTTAGTATTTCCGTGCCCGAAGCCGAAATATGTTGTCCTTTATAAACTCTACGTGTCATAGTAAATTCTCCTCTCTAATATTTATACAATCTTTCTATTCCGACTTCCGCCCTTCATTCCGTTTATTCTACATTTAAGGATGTAATCTTTGTGTAATATTGCGTCACAACATTTACAATAAATATGAGTATGGCGAATACATCAAAGACATATCGTAGTATATTCATCTCGGATGTACACTTAGGAACCCGCGATTGTAAAGCGGAGCAACTCAACAACTTTCTTAAAAACAACACATGCGAAACACTCTACATGGTAGGGGATATTATCGACGCATGGAGAATCCAACAAAACAAATGGCGATGGAAACAAAGCCATACCAATGTGGTACGTAGAGTCATGGGCCACGCCAAGCGCGGTACTCGTGTTGTGTATGTTGCAGGCAACCATGATGAATTTCTAAGACCCCTAATGCCCTATGGTATTGGCTTTGGCTTAATTGAAGTGTGTAATCAATGCGAGCATATTGGTATGGACGGAAAACATTACCTAGTCACACACGGTGACTTGTTCGATGGCATTACTAGACTAGCACCATGGATAGCGTTCCTAGGAGATAAAGCATATGACTTTGTTCTTAACCTCAACAATAAATTTAATTGGATTCGTCGCCGTATGGGTTTTGGGTACTTTAGCCTTAGCCAGTTTCTTAAGCACAAGGTTAAAAAAGCAGTAGACTTTATATTTCAGTTCGAACGAAACTTAGTGGCTTACTGCAAGAAGCGTGGCTTTGATGGTGTTATATGTGGACACATACACCACGCAGAGATCAAAGAGATAGACGGCATAATGTATATGAATGACGGTGACTGGGTTGAAAGTTGTACAGCACTTGTAGAACATCACGATGGTCAATGGGAAATAGTAACTTGGACCAAGGAGAAGGATGATGTGGATACTGATAATACTAGCAATGCACGTAAACGATCCAAAGGACATTCCGGGCAGAGTGACTCTAGCATTTCCGAATCAAGCGGATTGCGAACAAGCAAGAAAAACAATGACCAGTTGGTTGAAGTTTGATTCATTTAAAGTAATAGCAACATGTCAAAAACAATCTTAATTATAACTGATAACTTACCGGAGCAGATCAATGGCGTTGTCACAACTTACAAAAACATCGAGGCTTGTGCGGTTCTGGATGGTTATAGCGTTGTTTACATTACTCCCGGGGACTTCCGCTACTTTGATTGTCCTGGCTACAACGAAGTCAAGATTGCCTATCCCAGGGCGATGGGCAAGAAGATTGAGGCGTTCAGTCCGGATTATATCCATATCGCCACAGAGGGTCCTATTGGTCTGTCTGCTAGAAAATATCTTTCAAAACATAATTTTCGTTACAATACTGCTTACCATACTAAGTTTCCTGAAGGACTCCGTGCTTTATTTGGAATACCTGAAGCCCTTACTTGGCCTTTAGTCAGATGGTTTCACAAACACGCAGGTCGAGTATTGACTACTACAGATACAATGGTTAAGGAGTTAAGGGATCATGGATTTGATGGAGATATTATACCGTGGACTAGAGGTGTTGATCGTAGTATATTTTATCCTAGTCAGCGCAACAACAATAATAGGCTTACTCTTGTATGCGTTAGTCGTGTATCTAAAGAAAAAAATCTGGAAGAGTTCTTCACATTAGACTATCCAGGAGCACACAAAATTATGGTAGGCGATGGACCTATGCTGGAAGAGTATAAGGCACAATATCCTAGCGTTGAGTTTGTAGGGGCCAAGCGTGGTGTTGAACTAGGTGATTATTATCGTCAAGCAGATGTGTTTGTGTTTCCGAGTCGTTGGGAAACATTTGGACTTGTTATGATTGAAGCAATGGCTTGCGGCACACCGGTGGCGGCTTATCCATGTCAAGGTCCGTTAGATGTAGTTGATGAAGGCATAACTGGCTGTATGAACGAAGAACTCAAACAGGCTGTTAAAGATGCGCTTATGTTGGATAGACAGAAAGTTTGGGAAGGTAGTGGGCGTTGGACTTGGGAAAATGCTTGGACTATCTTTAGAGATAATTTAGTAGAAAAATCGGGTACAAGATAAGGTATCGCTGGAATTCGTAACCAGCAGTAGGGCTTAGGCCCTATTTTTACGACTAAATATTGTATGGATAAAATTATAGCAACGTTAGTGATGACGCATATCACAATAGTGTGTGTTACACTATACCTACATAGATGTCAGGCACACAGGGGTCTTGAATTTCACCCTGTACTAAGTCATTTTATGCGATTTTGGTTATGGTTAACTACTGGCATGACTACCAAGCAATGGGTAGCCATACATCGTAAGCATCATCAAAACACAGACGTAGAAGGTGACCCACATAGCCCGCATGTATTCGGTATCTGGAATCTAGTGTTTGGTGGAGTCAAGTATTATAATCAAGCAGGCAGCGATGCCCACATGGTTATGAAATATGGCATGGGTACTCCTAAAGACTGGATCGAACGTAAACTTTATACACCTCACCATCGCCTTGGCATTCTTGTAATGCTAGTCATAGACTTATTGTTATTTGGGCCATGGGGATTTCTAGTGTGGGGTGTTCAAATGATATGGATTCCATTCTGGGCCGCTGGCTTTATCAACGGTGTTGGACATTGGTGGGGTTATCGCAATGGCGAAACCAAAGATCACAGTCACAATGTAATGCCTTGGGGTATCTTAATTGGCGGTGAAGAACTACACAACAATCATCACTTGGATCCTGCTAATCCTAAACTAAGCCGTCGCTGGTTTGAGTTTGATATTGGCTGGATGTGGTTTAAAATTTTTAATCTAATAGGTTTGGCTAAGTTAAGAAGCAATAATGCTTGATTAATATTTCTAAATAAAGTATAATTACTTTTGTTATTAAGGAGATTTTAATGAGCAGTAGAACCTACGGGCCTGAAGAAAAAGCCAAACTAGAACGTCTTGTCAACGAAGGTGTTCAAATCAAATATGAAATTGAAAGTTTGTCTGAAGGATTAAAAGAAACTGTTAAAGCAGTTGCAGAAGAACTTGACATCAAACCAGCACTAATTAACAAAGCGATTAGTATTGCACACAAAGGTAACTGGAATGATGTGTTCAGCGACTTTGACGACTTGGAAACTCTTATTGTCACTGTCGGTAAAGACAAGTAATGAATCAATTTTTAACTGCTGTTAATAACACAATAAACTGGGCCAAAGAGGACTTTACCTCTTGGCCTTTGAGATTTGTGCTTGAAATTACTGCATGGGCCATGAGTATTGTCTGTGCTATATGGATGGGCATTACGCTACCCAATCCACCTTTTTTAATCTTATATCCGTTGTTTATTACCCAATGTGCCATATTTGGTTGGGCCGCTTGGACAAGGCGCAGTACCGGTATGGTTGCTAACTATTTGTTGTTAGTCACTATCGACGTCATTGCCTTGGCAAGACTGATAAGTATTCAATAAGATGATGGTTTAATCAGCCACAAGTGATTAAAATGGTATTTGTCAGCCCTAAATGACATGGGAGAAAAACAAAATATGAGTTATGTAGATGCTCTCTTTGACAGAGAGAATGATATCATCAAAGTTGTCGAGCGCAACGAGCAAGGCGAACGTGTGTTTAAAGAACATCCGGTACGCTACACATTTTACTATCCAGATCCAAAAGGTAAGTTTACCAGTATTCACGGGGATCCCCTAACTAGGATAGTATGCAAAAATACCAAAGACTTTCGCAAAGAACAAGCCATTAACAGTGGCAAGGAACTTTATGAAAGTGACATCAATCCAATTTTCGTACATCTAAGCGAAAACTATCTTAATCAAGATGGACCTAAACTAAACATCTGCTTCTTCGACATTGAGGTAGACTTTGATCCCGAACGTGGCTACAGCACTCCAGAAGATGCTTTCATGCCAATCACTGCGATTACTGTTTACCTAAAATGGCTTGGCAAGTTGATTACGTTGGCAATGCCTCCTAATGGCATGAAGATGGATGATGCTAAAAAATTACTTGAAGATATTCCAGACACACATTTGTTTGACAACGAAGCAGATATGTTGGAAACATTCCTAGACTTAATTCAAGATGCTGATATTATCAGTGGATGGAACAGCGAAGGTTATGACGTTCCTTATACTGTTAACCGTGTTACACAAGTGTTGAGTAAAGAAGACACACGCAGATTCTGTTTATGGGATCAATTTCCTAAACGTCGTGAATACGAAAAATATGGTAAGAAAGCCGTAACATATGACTTTCACGGTCGTGTACACTTAGACAGTCTTGAACTGTATCGCAAGTACACCTATGAAGAACGTCACACTTATCGACTGGACGCTATTGGCGAGATGGAAATTGGCGAAAACAAAACTGTCTACGAAGGTACGCTGGATCAGTTGTACAACAATGACTTTCATAAGTTTATTGTCTACAACAGACAAGATACTTTGCTGTTAAACAAACTAGACGATAAGTTAAAGTTTATCGACCTTGCTAATAAACTGGCACACGAATGTACTGTATTGCTACAGACAACAATGGGTGCCGTGGCTGTTACTGAACAGGCCATTATTAACGAATGCCATCGTAGAGGTTTTCAAGTTCCTAATCGTACTAAAATGGACGATAGAGAAGAAAATACTGCGGCCGCAGGAGCATACGTTGCCTATCCCAAAGAAGGTCTACAAGACTGGATCGGTTCTTTAGACATTAACAGTCTGTATCCCAGTGCTATTCGTGCGCTGAACATGGGTCCAGAAACTATTGTAGGACAACTACGTCCAACAATTACCGAAGCATACATTCATGAACAAATGACTCTTAAGAAGAAATCATTTGCGGCATCGTGGGAAGGTAAGTTCGGTAGTGACGAATACGAAGCAGTAATGGCACAGCGTAAAGATGTGGAAATTACCATTGACTGGGAAGACGGAGAAAATACTGTACACAGTGCCGCTGAAGTTTACAAGTTAATCTTTGACAGTAACCAGCCATGGACTATCAGTGCCAATGGTACAATCTTTACCTACGAGAAGGAAGGTATTATTCCTGGACTGTTAAAGCGGTGGTATGCTGAACGTAAAGAAATGCAGGCCAAACTCAAAGACTGTATCAAAGCAGGTAATAAAGTAGAGGAAGAATACTGGGATAAACGACAGTTGGTTAAAAAGATTAACCTAAATAGTTTGTACGGTGCTATTCTTAATCCTGGTTGTAGATTCTTTGACAAGCGTATTGGACAAAGTACTACACTAAGTGGTCGTCAAATTGTCAAGCACATGGCGGCTAAAGTTAATGAAATCGTCACCGGTGAATATGACTATCGCGGTAAAGCAGTCATCTATGGTGACACAGACAGTTGTTATTTTTCAGCGTACACCACTCTGAAGAAAGATATTGAAGCAGGCGTTATTCCTTGGAACAAGGAAAATGTTATTACTCTATACGATCAAATAGGAGAAGAAGTCAATGGCACATTTGTTAAATTCATGGAACAGCAATTCCACTGCCCACCAAGCAGAGGGGAAGTCATTAAAGCAGGTCGCGAGATTGTTGCTTCCAAAGGGTTATTCATTACCAAAAAACGATACGCAGTGCTCTACTACGACAAGGAAGGAAAACGTAGCGATATTGACGGCAAGCCCGGAAAAATTAAAGCAATGGGGCTTGACCTTAAACGCAGTGACACACCAGCATTTATCCAAGACTTCTTAAGTGATGTTCTTGAAAAAGTTCTAACTGGTGCCACTGAGGAACAGGTATTAGATCATATTACTAAATTCCGTACAGAGTTTAAAGCAAGACCTGGTTGGGAGAAAGGTAGTCCAAAACGTGCTAATAATATTACAGAATATGAAGCCAAGGAAAAGAAACAAGGCAAGGCCAATATGCCCGGACACGTTCGTGCAAGTATTAATTGGAACACTCTACGTCGAATGAGCAGTGACAAATACAGTATGCAGATTGTAGACGGAATGAAGGTCATTGTTTGTAAACTAAAATCTAATCCTATTGGATTTACCAGTGTTGCATACCCTGTTGACGAATTGCGTTTGCCAAAATGGTTCATGGAACTTCCGTTCAATGATGCAGAAATGGAACAAACCATTATCGACAACAAACTAGAGAATCTGATTGGTGTTCTTAATTGGGACATTGGCAGTACCGAAGAGAAAAATACATTCAATAAATTGTTTGACTTTTCTTAAAAAAACCTATATACTAAAACTAAGGAGAAATATAAAATGAAAGACATTCTACAAGACATCGTAGCACATACGCACAGCCTAGGCTTCCTGCCTTTGGTTAAAATTAGTGGTGAGGATAAAACTACCACTATCGAATCTATGGCTGAAGACCGTAGTGTTATTGTTAGTGCCACTGCACATACACCAGTGGTAGAGTTTAAAGGCACATTTGGTATGCCTAATCTGGACAAGTTGAATCTACACTTGAAAAATCCAGAGTACAAAGAAAACGCACAGATTAATGTTGTTACCGCAGACCGTAATGGCACTGTGATTCCTACAGGTCTACACTTTAAAAATCAAGCAGGCGACTTTCAAAACGACTATCGCTTCATGAACAGTGATATCATCAATGAAAAATTGAAGACTGTCAAGTTCAAAGGTGCTAGTTGGGAGGTAGAGTTTGAACCTAGCATCAGTGCTATTCAACGTTTGAAGTTGCAGGCTGAGGCACACAACGAAGAAAACGTATTCCAAGTTCGTACCGAAAATGGAAACCTAGTAGTGTTCTTCGGCGATGCCGCAAGCCACGCAGGTAGTTTTGTTTTCCAATCAAATATTACTGGCAAACTCAAACACACTTGGGCGTGGCCTGTTACACAAGTTCGTAGTATTCTTAATCTAGGTGGCAAGATCACTATGAAGATCGCAGATGCCGGTGCTATGCAAATTACTGTAGACAGCGGTGTTGCTGAATATAACTATATTCTTCCAGCGCAGAGCAAATAATTATGACATTTATACTAGATTATATCAAAGCACATATACCTCAGTTTGAAATGGCTGGGGTCATTATGCGCATTATATGTTTTAGTTTAGTATCGTGGTTAGGTCCAGCAAGCCCATTTATGTTTGTTTGGATTGTTAATACTTTAGATGCTATTCTACTAACATATTGCGCTATAATAAAGAAAGACAACGCATATACATTGCTTAACGGCTTTTGGATCTTAGTGGGTATTATAGGCATTGTTAGAGCCGGTGGGTGGATTTAAATGAATAAAGACTTAACATCAGCACAAAATGATTACGCATTGTTCTTGCCAGCCACGTCGAGTTTTTATGCGTCTTTCATTGGATATCAGCGACATCGTTATCCGTATGTACAGGCAAGTCGTATACCGACAAACTTTGTCAATGACGTAGAAAGTTTAAACTTTCTAGAGCCTGGAGCAGGACTATTTAATTATAAATGGTGCTTGTACTCAGCAGGACATGCTAACTTAGATCTTAATAAAAACGATGATCGTGAATCCTTGTTTAGAAATCGTAAACGTGACGGATCTAGTTGGGTATTAGGTGACTCTGGCGGATTCCAGATAGGTAAAGGTGTATGGGAAGGCGAATGGAAGGATCCTACTGGTCCTGAAGTTGCGGCACTTATGGC